AATTAAACTAAGTAAAATAATTAAACTAAGTAAAATAATTAAACTAAGTAAAATAATTAAACTAAGTAAAATAATTAAATTTATAGTAATAATGAACTATCAATGTCTTTATAATCAAATATTATATTTTTTTCACAGTAATTTATTAAATATGTATTTACAATTAGTAAATTATTTAAATTATTTTTAACTATATGTATAAATTCAAGTAAATTAATTAATTCATTATTATCTAATATTCTATTATTGTTTATATCACTATTTATATCTTTATTATTGTGTATTTTAGTATTAATAAATTCTTTAGGATATAGAACCTTTTCAATAATAATATTAATTTTAAATAATAAATCAAATAATAAACAGTTTTTCTTACATTTAAAATTACTTATTAATTCATCAAATTTACTTTTAGATAATAGTTTAGATATTTTATCTATATTATTTTTTGTATATTGATTATTTTTAAATTTATTAATTATATTGTATATAAGTTTATAATATTGTATAAAAATTTTTATATGTTTATTATTTAACCTATTATTTAAATTATTATTTTTAATTGTAGTAAATAAATCAATAAATGTAATATAAAATACTCTATATAGTCTTTTCTTATATTTTATATCAATCCATGGCAAGTATATAATTTTAAATAAAATAAAATCTAGATCTAGATATAAATACTCATAAGAATATATATTTATATTAAATGATTCATTATTTTTTTTTAACAAAATATTATGAATAAATGACGTTTTTTTTTTATAAAATTTCCAAACGGTTGTGTCATAACCTATGCTTACATCTATTAATTCCCCCCCAATAGATAAGTTTTTTTTTGTAGAATTATTATTATTTTGCATAACTAAATTAAAATTAATTTTTGTGCGTGTTAAATTAAATTTTAAAGACTCTGTATTAGTAGTATCATCCTCTTTTGTATCAATATTTAATGCTTTATTTATACTAGTATACATAAAACTCTTTTTATTTAATGGATTTGAAATTATATTATTCACGGTTGATTTATTATAAAATTCTTCTATATCTGCATTATCATGGTCTACTTGTTTTATATCATTTTTATAAATAGAGTATTCTATAAGTGCATCATGTTGATTTATATAATTTCTTGAATTAGTAATAAAGTGAATATTTGTAAATTTATTATTATAATATGTTGACAAATTATCAGATAATATATCTAGTTTATTTAAATTATTTAATTCATATTCAATTATTGAATTTTGGTAAGAATTATTATATTTAAACCATTTTAAAAATATATTTTTATTATTAAATATAATCTCATTTATAATTAACTGAATTTTATAACTAATAATAGTTATTTCTTTTGTTATAATTATACTTTTATTCAATTTAGGATTAATATATATACCAAAATCCAAATCAGACCTTTTAAAATATTTTTTATATTCATCTATTAATTTATACATTGCTTGATTAGGTAATTCACTCCAAAATTTTTCAGCTACAAGTTTAAAAATATTACCACCTTTAAAAATAAATAATATATCATCATCTTTTAAATTATTTTTTTTTATATATTTTTTTATTGTATCATTATACAGTTTATTAATTATATAAAGCAAATTATATAAATTGTGTTCATCTAATATATGATTATTTACAAAATCTGTAAAAAAATTTTTTAATGGTCTTTTGTTATCATTAAATTCATCATTATTAAATATTTTATTACTATTATCTAATTTTAAATTTAAATCATTTATGTCAACATTATATTTTTCTAATACATTATCTAATACACTGTTTATATCTTCTTCACCAAACTTATATGTATTTTTTTTATTATTACCTAAATAATTTATAAATTTACTAAATAATAAAGGAATCATATAATTATATATAATAAATTAATATTAATTTATTACATTTTATTTCCAGTAGTTGTACTAAATACTACCGAATCTTCATCTTCAATTGTTTTATCACCAATACCATATAATTTAAATTGTGGTTTTTTAGGAGCAACTTTTTGAACTTTTTTAGTATTTTTTGTTGTTTGATTACTATCATCCATATAGGAACCAAAAAAATCAGTAATACTATTTTCATCCATTTTTTCATCATAATCACCATAAGAACTATCTTCAGTTACTAAATTATTAATAAATAACTTATCTATTAATGATAGTAATGCTGGTTTTTTTGTTAATGGTAATTTGTTAATTTTTTCAAGATTTATTAATTTGTAATATGAATCAGATAATGCTGAATATGCACTAATTAATTCTAAATAATTATCATTTTGAAGAAAATACATTAATTGTAATTTTGTTATTGCCATATTTATATTTTCGGGACTTGTATCTGATTTATCACTAAGTTCTGTCATTTTTCTTATAAAATCTTCTAAATTATTAGAATTACCACCCTTCATTTTTTTTTTATTTATTTTTCCTTTATTTATATTATTTGCCATATCTTTTAAAGCATTATTTACTTTATCATCACCAATAACATCTCCTAATGCACCCATTGTTCCATCTATTAATTTCTTTTTATCTATATTTTCTATTGTCTTACTAGCAATATTTCCTAATGCATCCAGTGCACTATCTTTTAATGATTCAACAGGTAATTCTGAAGATGGGTCAGATGTTTTTGGTATCGATGTTTCTTGTGGTGCAATTGTTTCTTGTGGTGCAATTGTTTCTTGTGGTGCAATTGTTTCTTGTGGTGCAATTGTTTCTTGTGGTGCAATTGTTTCTTGTGGGTCTTCCGGTGCCGTTGGTGGTGGTATTTCTGTTGTTTCTACGCTATTTATAACTTCTAATGATGGTGCAGATGGCATTTTTACATCTATTTCTGATACTTGGGTTGCTTTTTTAAACATACTATTTAGTTTTTTTAAGTCTTCTTCGTATTTTAATAAAGTTTTATGATATTCTGCACTAAAATCAATAGGCATTTTTTTATTTTGAATAACATATTTTTTAATTATATGGCTAAATAATTCAGCATTTTGCCCAGTAATACTTTGAGATATTTGATTTAATTCATCTTGAATTTCAGTAAATACTTTAAATTTATAATCATTTAATTTTATTACTTCATTTTCTAATTTATCACTTAGTTCCTCATCATTATCTATTTCATCTTGTTCTACATTTAATCCTAATTGTTCTAATTCTAATTTATGTTTATTATTTAATTCATTAAATTCATTTTCTAATTTAGTTTTGTAATAATCTCTAATTTTAGTAAGTATTTTTTGTGAAAATATTTTAAATAAAGAATCTTTATTTTCATCAATACTAAATTTATAATTATTTTTATCTTCACTTTTAAAGAAAAACATTATATTGTTTATAAATTCCTCCTTAGTACCTTCAATCAAATTTTCATCAAATAATTTTTTTTCTAAATCTTCTAATGTTTGTATATCTGCAGCAGGAATTGGTCGTATACTTGAAATAAATGATGTATCATCTTGTTGTCTAATATTTAAACGTGCTATTTTTTGTCTACCAATAATATCTAGTATAGATATATTAATTCCTTCATTTTCTATAGTGTCTGTACTTATTAATGGTGTATATGTTTTTTGTTTTATTTGAATAGCATTATTAAGTTCTGTTAAAATCTGATTTTTACCTAATAAAGTGTTTTTATTTTTTGTAAATTCATTTATTTGATTAAAAAGAACATTTATTAATAATTGTGATATAAGATTTACAGTATTATATTCTTTATATAATTCAAAATATGTTATCTTTATTGTAAATAAAATTAGTTTATTTAATAATTCCATTTTAAGTCTTACTTGACCTTCTGAATAATTACTACTTTTTAAATCCATGATTGCTGCATCCCCTATTCCTCCATTAGTATCTAATTTAGATAATGATACATTATATTTTTTCACAATTTCTTCATATATCATCAAATCACTATATGAAATCATAATATTAGATTCATTCATAATCTTACTTAACGATTCATTATATGAAATTATTTCATTTATAACAGTTTCTAAATTATCCGTTTTATAGGATTTATCAAAACTAAAATATTTTAATGTTTCTTTAATTTTAAAATTTTCAATAAAGTAATTAACAAATAAATTTGTTAAATTTAATTTTAACTCTTTTGTTTTAATATACATGTTTTCTACTACAGATTTTATAATTAATCCCAATTCTACTGATTTAAATCCACTAAATAAAAAATCAGAATTTTCTATTTTAATATCCTTTTTATAAATATAATCTTCCATAAAATTTTTTGGTATTTTTTTTAAATCTCTATATTTAACTAATAATTGTAGATTCTCTTTAGGATTTTTTAGATCTTTATTTACACATTTACTATATTTTATATTTAGAATTTTATGAAAAATTGTTGGAGCATCAGTTATACTTAAATTATTTAAATCAAATAAACTTTCTGTTTCGTTCATATTTCCATTTAAAGGTACTTTATTATCTATAAATAAATCTAACATACTAGTAATATTTTGTTCTAACTCAATAAGATTTTTCCCAGTATTTTCATCATTTTTTATAGAAACTTTAATTTTTTCTAATTCATAGACTTTATTATAAAATTCTTGTATAATATCTTTCTTATTAAATAATTCATCTATTATATCTGTATTAGTATTACATACAGTTCCCAAAGTTCTAACTTTATTTTCATCAATATCAATATCTTTGTTTAATCTTCTAATTAAATATTCTTTGGTAAAATTTAATTTACTATTATCATTTTTAATCTTATCAAACATTAAATTAATATAATAATCTACAACAATATCATCTGGTAATATTTTATTAACTATTAAAATAATTTTATAAATTTCTAAATAATTTTTATCTTTAAGTATTTTTTTTAATTGTGAAGCATTTTCAGTTTCAGAAAAAGTATCAGTTGAAGGTGATTCAGTACTATTACCTTGTAATGATTTAATACTATCAATCATTGAAGTCCCTCCATGTATTTTATTATCTAGTATCTTATTAATTTTATCATAGTAATTTGCATAATTGTTTTTAATAAAATTTATAAAATTATCGTAATTGTATATGTGTTTTAAAGAATTATCTAAATATATTTTATAAATATTATCATTTGTCTTAATAATAATATTATCCACTAATATAAATAAACTATTATTTATATTATATGTTAATAATTTCATATATTTATATTATATATAAAAAATATATATAAAAAAAATATAGTTTACTTTAGCGTTAGTATTATTTTATTTATTTACTGAAAACTACAACATTCTCTATTACATTCTATTACAGAGTTATCATTATTATTCTGTAAATTATTTATTATTTTTAATTGATTTGTATAAAAAATATTTCTTTTTTGTTTTTTCTTTTTAAATTGAACAAATGAATCTACACTTTTAGATTTTTTAAATTTTAAACTATTACTATTATCTATTTCTAATGTACTTGTTTCATCTATAATTGATATAAGTATATTATTTACAGGTAAATCTATTAACATTTTATCTGAATCAAATTTTGTTATTTTTCTACACATTGGACATACAATCTCATTATTAATTTTTATCATATGTAAGCATGTTGTGCAAAATGTGTGACCACAATCTAAATTTCGAGGATGTTTAAATTTATCTAAACATATAGGACAACTTATAATATCTAATATTTTATTCTTATTATATAGTAGTATATTATTAGAATTATTCATACATAAATTTACTATATATATATACAATATAAATCAATTTCATTAAAATAAATAAAATTGATTAATTACTTTTTTAAAATTAAATGGATTGTTTTACATATAATAATATAAATTATGAATTAAACTCAACTATATTATTAAAATGTAAATCAAGAATATTAAAATATAAAATAATTAAAATAAATTTAGTTCAAAATGACTATTATAATATAAGGTGTCAAAGTATTTTATATGAAGATATTATACATGATATAAAGTTTAATATTGGAACTACTAATAAATTTATTAAAAAATATCTCATGTATGATGAACCACCAAATATTTTATGTAAACCAATGAAAAAAAAAGAACTTGTTTATAGTTTTCACTGTGATTTTTGCAATAAAATACACAAACATAATTATTTAGGACATCAAGATTGTAGATGTAATTGTGTTTATAGTCCATATTCTAATAGTGGATACAATTTAATTTTAAAGAATAAAATTATAGATTTTAATACATATTTACTTTATAATTTAGAATTATTCTTAAAAAAAAATAATTATAAAGGGTGGAGTTCTTACAAACTCAGTGTTAAAAAATTTTATACTGGTGAAGTATGCGAAGATTACGGAAAAACACATTTTCCATATATTAATGAAAATATGTTAAATCATATTAAAACAAAATATCATAATGATAATATAAGATGTTCTAATGGTTGTTTAATAGCCGGTTTAAAATATTTAATTAAAATGATATTAAATAAAACATTAATATATGAAGATAAGTTATTTAAAAATCAATTAAATGATTTATATAAATTTTATAAAAAAAATACCTTATCAAAAAATAAAAAAATAGAATTATTAAAAAATATTATCAAATCAAATGAAATAGAAGAAAATGAAATAGAAAAAAATGAAATAGAAGAAAATGAACTAGAAGAAAATGAAATAGAAAAAAATGAAATAGAAGAAACTGAAATAGAAGAAACTGAAATAGAAGACAATGAAATAGAAGAAACTGAAATAGAAGAAACTGAAATAGAAGAAAATGAAATAGATGATAATATTAATATCGAATTAGATTTAATATGTGGTTTAGATGTAATTGAGAATTTATCAGATACCCATATTAATAATATAAAAAAAATAATCACCGATGATTATCCTATTTATAAAAATATATATTTTTATTATCCGGAAGATATTAAAATTTATTCAAAATACTTAGATTTACATGATGATATATATTTTTGTATATCTAAATTAGAAACAAATGATAATTATACATTATTTTGTGTAGATGAAGCGGATTGTTATGATCCCGAGTTTATACATTTTAGATTAGAAAGAAATAAAAATTTATGAAAAACATAATCCTATAAAATTATGATTGTATTCGGTTAAATCATTTTCTTTTTTTATTTTTTCAATTACATTATTTATCTTATAAACATCTTCTTCCATCACAGTAATATCACTATTTATAATATGTTCTAATAGTTCTATAGTATCATCCGGGTTTAATAATTCAGTATTATAAAAATCAATTATATCTTCATAATTAGAAACAGTTAATGGATAACAACCTAATTCAATATTTTTGTATTTATTATAATAAATATATGTATTTTCTTTATAAATTAATTCCCAACCCTCTAATTTTAAAATCTTTGATACTGGTTTAATATCAATATAAATATATTGAGGTAATGTAATTAAATTACCCATAATTATATATATATATATATATATATATTTATATTTAAATAAACATATTTTATTTTCGTACATCAGATAAAGTCAGTTGTTCTAAGGATATTCTATTATTAAAATTCAATTTTAATGGTCTAACTACATGTTGACCCCAAATATCTGTATGAGCAGTAGCATAGTCTGGAGAATCCAGACCATAATTTGGATCAGTTATACAATCTGAACTACTATTACTGCTATTAATACTATTACTACTATTAATACTATTAATACTATTAATACTATTACTGCTATTAATACTATTACTACTATTAATACTATTAAAATATAATACAAATATTAAAGTAAGAAATAATAATAAAATAATTATATATATTATATTATCATTACTATTACCACCTTTAATATATGGTGAACTGTTAATATTTATTCCACAATATTCTACTGGATTATTATAATAGTCTCTATATGTATAAAGTTTATGTTTAATTGCAGTCTTAATTATTAATTTAAAATTGTCCCAAAATTCATCTGTATGACCTATTGATCTAGTAATTTTATGTGCTAACTCATGCATAACTACAAAATAAACTCGATTATACTGATTTATAAATTTATCATTTTTATTTCTTAAACATATATGTAATTTAGTCTTGTTTACAATATAAGCAACATGTTTACTATGTTTAGGTAATTCATTAATAATTAAATTTTTTTTTAAATTTTTTTGTATCATAACATGATTTTTATTTTCTTCTAATAAATGTTTTGTTAACTTATTAATAAAACTATCTATCTTTGCTAATTTATTAGCCGCTATTTGTGATTTATTTTTTTGTGTATAATATATTTTATTATTATTTGCTCGTGTCTTAACTAGAGTGTTATTATAATTATAAAATAGAATTATAAATACAACTATTAAGATAATTATATAGTATTTCATATACCTTATATATTAACTGTATATAATTTAAATTATTTATATTAATTATATTAATTATATTAATTATATTAATTATTAAAAATGTTTAAAAATTGATTTTTATTTATAAATATTTAATTATAAAATGGTTTATAATACTATTAAAAATGATAAAAATGATAAAAATCATAAAAATTATAATAATGATATTAAATTAACTAAACCAGTTGAATTAAATATATTAAATTGGCATTCAGAAGATAAGGATTATAAAAAATTTGTTATTTATGGATTTGGTAAATCAGCATCAGGGGAAAATGCTATTGTTCAAATAGAAAATTTTAAACCAGAGATGTATATTAGAATAAGATTAAATAGTAAAAATAATAATGATAAAAATAAATTTATGTATGAATTAGATAATAATACATTAATAAAAAATAAATTACTTGATAATATAAATTATATATGTGATAAACCACTAAAATGTAAACAATTTGAGTCGGATGAATCATGTGGAAGTTGTAGCGATGATGCAAATGATGAAGATTTATGTTGTTGTTTAGCACATAATCCACCTGATTTATTACAAATGCCATTACGTGTAAAAAAACAACATATAAGAAAAGAATTATGTACTATTCATAATAAGAAGGATTTATATGAATCATTTGGAAATAATGATATTATTGTATTAAAAATAGTCTTTAATACTGTAATGGCATTTAATAGACTTAAGAAAGCATTAAAAGCTAAAATAAATAATTTTGACGGTTCAGTACTAAAAAATGATTTTGTAATGATAGATAATCATTTATTAAAAGAAAGAAAACAT